TGAAAGGCTGTGCCATGATGTTCCTCGTTCACGCCTTAGGGGCGAACGGCCCCTTGCCCATCGCACCGAGGCCGCCGAGCATACCAAGGCCGCCGCCGACACCGCCGAAGATGTTCGCCATGCCTTGCCCCTGCGCGAGCGCGGATCCGGCCTGCGCTTGCCCGATTGCGCCAAGCTGGCCCATGACGCCCTGCGCGCCCTGCTGGCCGTAACCTGCGGCGCCGAGCGCGCTCTGCTGCCCCATGCCTGCGAGGCCGCCGAGCTGCGCCATCTGTTGCTGAATGAGCTGCGAGAGCATCTGCGGGCGGAACTGCGCAAGCGCGGCTTGCGTGTTGCCGCCGCGAAGGCCGCCGGTCGCGCTGGCGTTCTGAAGGATTGCCGTCTCGCCCTGCTCGACCATTGCCTGAAACTGCGGCGACGCTTCAAGCTGCGCGATCGCCGCTTGCTGCGCCTCGGGCCCACCGAGGCCGAGAAGCGCCTGCTGCGCGCCGAGCGCGCCTTGCCCCGCTTGCATGTACGGCGCGAGCAGGCGCTCCATCTCGGCCTGTTGGCGACGCTGCTCGGCGATCGCAGCCTGCGACGCTTCGCGCTGAGCGCCGGAAGCCTCTTCGGCGGCGCTGGTTTGTGCGAAGTAGCTGCCGACCCCAGTGATGAGAGAACCTCCAAGGACGGAAGCTGAAATGGGATCAGGCATGTTCGAACTCCTTCAGATAGTCGTCGAGCGTCTCGCCGTAGAGGTGCATGACGAGGTGTGCTTTCGACTTGGCGACGGTTGGACCGTAGCAGAGATTCAGCACGACGAGCACCACGTCGTAGAAACCCGCGCGCCAGACGAAAGACTTGGCGTCTGCGTAGCCGTCGCGCTCCACGAAGTCGGACGCCTGCCACTTCAGGATCATCGTCGAGAGCGCCCCGCCGAGCGCGTGCGCGTGCGCGAGAAAGAACGGGTGACACGGAAGGGCGACGAGCGTGTTCCAGATGAGCGCGTCGAGCTCCGCTCGCGGCACCTCGTCACCGTCGGCGAGGTCGTCGAACGCCTGGATCGAACGCCACACGAGCAGGAGCCACTCGCGCGCGGGCGCGGGTAGCTCGAGGGCTTCGCGTAGCTGGTATTCCAGCGCGCTCGACGAGTCGACGGAGCCCATCAGTCGCCCTCGAACTCCTTCTCTTCCCACGCCTGGCACGAGCGAAGGTCGTGGCAGACGAACGAGAACTTCGTGCAGAAGCCACGGAAGCCCGCGCCAACGTCCCACTGGTTCCAAGGGATGCGCTCCATCTTGAGCTGCGTGTCCGGCGTGTTGTCGTAGTACTCGCAGTTGGAGCAGCGACGACGGCGCGCTTCGGCCTCGTCGACCTGCATCGCCTTCGCGAGCCCGCGCCAGTACTCGCCGTTTGCGCCGCGCTCGTTCGATGGCTGCTCGGGACCGAGCTGCCAGTCTTGGATCACCATGAGCGTGTTCTTCTTGTTCTCGCTGGTCGACGGGAACGGCTTTTCGACGGGGATTCCGAGCATCATCATGGTCTGCACCTCAAGTAAACAGGACGCCGTTCGCGGAGCCGTAAAGCGCGGTCGCCGCGCTGCACTGCCACTGAATCAGCTCGCCGGGCATGAGCAGCGCGCCAATGACCTCCGGGCAAAGGTACGTCTCGCCGGGGAGGATGGTCTTCGTGTCGATGCGCTCCGACGCGCCGATCGGACCGAGCCAGATGGTCAGCGTCACGTTGTTTGCCGTCGTGTTCGTCCACGCCATGTAGTCGATGCGCGTCTTTGCCGCGGTCGACGTGTAGGCGGTGCCCTTGACGTTCGGCACGAAGGCCGGGGCGATGATCTGCGAGGGAGTGACGGCCATGGCGCCTCAGATGTTGTCGGTGACGGTCAGAATGACGGAAGGGATCTCGGGGACAACGCCAGCCGCTGGGAAGTGCTCCATGCGGACCGACACGTTGTCGACGGCGTACACCAGCTCAAAGTAGTCGCCAGGCTTCAGCTCTAGCACCCAGTTCCACGCCGCGACCAGCTCCGCGTTGTTTCCCTGAATCCGCACCTGAGAGGCCGAGTCGGGCACGTCAACGCCGGAGATACGCGGCCAAATCCACATGATGCGCGCGTTCGGTGCCGTGTTGTCGAGCTGCGCGGAAAACTGGAAGTTGTAGAAGTTGCCGTCAGCGACGTAGATGCGCGAGGTGTTCACCGAGTCGCGCCAGACGCCGCGCTCAACGTCCACCGTGTCGAAGGTGACGGGATAAGCCACGTTCGGCAACAGGGCCACCTGGTTGACGTTCGAAGAGAACGTGCCGAGCCCCTTGCGCTTCAGCGGCGGCGTCGGCGGCAGCGTCGCACCGACCATCGCCAGCTCAGAGACGGCGTTTAACGCGCGTTCGGCAGCCTGAGCGATGGCGAGGGCGTTCGAGGCTTCGATCGCCCCATCTTGGGCCAATTGCGCGACGACACCGGCGAGTTTGTTGACGCCCGCGAGCGCCGCGCCGGCGTCGAACGTCACCGCGTCGAGGCCCGTCGTCTGAATCTCGTCGACCGCCGTGAAGAGCAGCTCGAATTGACGGATCTGCTCGTGCTCGACGAGGAACTTCGCGAGCTGGTCGCGGGTGAGGCCGAGGCGTCGAATCGCCATCACCACACCAGCGGTTCGAGGGCGGCTTCGAGGCGCGCGATGGGCAGATGCGCCCACGAGTCACCGCGGAAGCGTTGAATGCGGAAGCGACGCATCGAACCCTGACGGCGCCAGGCGATGCGGTGCTGGCGAGCGCCGAAGGCGCCGACGCGAATGGTGTGGTCGACCGACCACGAGAGCCCGTCGAGGCTGTAGCTCGTCGAGATAAGCGGATCGGTCCCGAAGGGAACGGAGCCGGGGAGCGCGATCAGCTCGAGCTCGTTGAAGATGGCGCCGTTGCCCTCGTTGAAGACGATCGGCGTCGTCAACTCCCACCGCACGCGCTCGCCCCAGTGCGTCGAGACCGTTTGCACGAAGCGACCGAAGGCCGGGCTCGACGGGTCGCCGACGCACCAGCGATCGTAGGCCCAGACGAAGTTTCGCGCTCGATACTCGGCGAAGCCCTGAAGCGCGCTCGTGAGCACGAACCACACCGGAGAGCCGAGCGCCTTCGACGCCTCGCCGTCGAAGACGAGCGTGCGATCGGGCAGGTGAACGTAAAGGAACGCGTGCGCCTTGTCGTTGCGTGCTTCGAGCTTCACGCCTGCGAGCTGCGCTTCAGAGTACGTCGCGAGGATCTCGTCGATCTCCTGCGTCGAGAGCTTGTTCGCGACCGCGTTGGCTCCGATGTAGATGCCCGGCGCCTCGTTGCGCCCGCCACCGAGGAACGCGATCGCCTCCTGGTAGGCGCAGCAAGCGAAGGTGCCGACGCAACCCTTCATGATCTGCGCGCCCTCGATGCGCTGGAACGGGAAGCCGACGCCGCCCACGTTGTCGAAGACTTCGATCGTGTAGCGGTTGAGCGCGGTGACTTCGTTGCGCACCTTCACCAGCGCGACGACCGGATCGGGGTCCGCCTCGCTGCTCGCGTACTTCAGCGGGTTGACGGCGAACGGGTCGTTCAGCTCCGTGACGATGAGGAACTCGCCGTCCGTCGTCATGAAGTAGCCGTCGACCCAACAGAAATCGACGACGACGCCGAGGTCGGGGTCGGTCACCTGCGCGAGCGATGAGCCTGTGAGGTAGTAGAGCCGACCGCCGCTCGCGATCGCAAGGCGGTCGAAGGAGTAGTCAAACGTGACGAGACCGCCGGGGCCAACGTCGCCGAGGTCTTGCACGACGCCGAGCGGGTCGATGCGCACGAGCCTCGTGCCCATGACGCGGTACAGGTTGTTGTTCCAGTTGATGCCGCCTCGATCGACGCCCGGTCCCACTCCGTCGCTCACGATGCCGTCGCCGGGGCGCAGGTACGCCTCGCTGATGCCCGTCGCCTTCGGCACGGGGACCATGTTCACCGGGTACGCCGTCCGAAAGTCGGGCGTCGTCGTCGTGTAGATTCCTGCGAGGAGGGGGATCGCGGCCATCGTTACCACTTCACCTTGTCGGCCCAGTGGGCCGCGCTCATCTTGCCCTTGGCGATGTTCTTCGCGTGGCGAGCCTTGAAGGACGCGCGGCGCTTCTTGTCAGCGTCCGACTCTCCCTTCGACGGAGGCGAGCCGCTGACGCCCTGCTGCCCGAAGCGAATCAGCTTCTCCTTGCCACCCTCGCACGCCTTCACGACGTGCGACTTCTTCGGATGGCCCGGCGTTCGCTTCGGGCTGTTGCACTTGAGCGCGGCCTTCGTGGTGGCCATCAGTCGTTCGACGGCGCAGGGGCGACGGGAGCATCGGCCACCGGCGGCACGCTCATATCGGGAAGCGGCGGCGCGATGATGGCGGGCGCGTCGGGCACGATCTCGATGATCGTGAGGCCGAGCTGCTGCGCGGTGTAGGTGTACAGGTAATCGTCATTGGAGCCCCACGCGGCGTAGGCGTCGCCTGTCAAACTCAGCGCCCCGGACTGCATCTCCGCCCCATCGCTGGTCTTGAGGTGCCACCAGAAGAGCGCCGATGTTGCAGGGACAATGCTCACGTTATCGATCGTAAGCCTCGTCGATGCCTGTGGCCATGTGGAAACGGTCTGAATAATTGCAAACATGATTACACCTGATATGCGCCAGAGACGGTAAAGGTTGAGCTGGTCGTTAGACGTGCTGCAAGCTGATTTGCAGCAGTGCCCGAGCGAGTGCGCACGAGTGCGCTGGTTGCGGACGAGCCTAGCACCATAAAAAATGGACCCGCGTCGCCGGCAGCCGTCGCGTTTGCGTTCCCGACTCCAACGGTTTGATTGAACCCCGCGCCGGTCGCGGGAAGTGTAAACGAAAGATCTCCGCCCGTTGGGGCCGCGGTCACCGTGTACGAAATTTGTGCGAAGAAAAATACCATGCGACCGATACGTGTCGCGCTCGATTGGTCGACCGTGTACGTCACGGTTCCGCCCGTCCCAAATGTAACGGTTGGCGTCCAGTCATACGACGCAACGCCCTTGTCGAGTTCTTGGTAGCTGTCGAGCGTCTGCCTGTCCCCGTTGCCCGGCGTCGCGGGGAGCCTGAGGCCGTAGTTGGCCTGAAGCGATGCATCGATATAATTTCCGCTAATTTGCACAAGGTTGTTGTCCCCGAGCGTGCGGAAGAAATGATTCGTTGCGTTGAAGTAGTTGGCGCTGCCGATCTGAATGCGCATACCGGCAAGGGAGCCGGTGAAGGGTACTTCCAGCTTTGCGCTCGGACTCGCCGTGCCGATGCCGACGTTCTGCGACGCATCGATCGCAATCGCCAGCGCGCCTGCCGTCGAGAAGCGCACTTGGTTCGCGGCCGGGAAGTACATGCCGGTGTCGGTGTCGCTGCCCGTGAACGCGGGAGCGGCTGCCGACGTGCCGGTGGCGCGGATGGCCCCCGCGCCGGTCACGTTGGATCCGCTTACGGTCAGCGGAGAGTCACCAAGCGTCGTCCCCGAACTCCACACCGGGATCGTGCCGGTGGTGCCGGAGCCGCCGACGGGGGAGCCGAGCGGGGCGGATACTGCTTTGAGCGCCATATCAGAAGCCCTCGCCGGGGATGACCTGGAGCGAACCGCCCGCAGCCGCCGCGATGTGCGCGAAGAACTGGTAGCCGCGCTGCTTCGTGATGGTCTTCGTCTGGCCGGGAAGGATCGTGTAATCCGCGTTGAGCGACGCGGTGAGCGAGTTCGTCTCGCCGAAGCGAATCGAGCAACGCACCGCCGAGAGGTTGGTGATCTCGACCGCCGAAGAGTTGTTCGGGAACGCCTGCACGGCGCTCGCAACGCCAGGAGCAACGAGGACGCCCTTACCGTAGTCGGGCGCGAATGGCTGGGTGTAGTAGCTCATGGGTTTGGCCTCAGATCATGTAGGTGACTTGTGCGCGCAGCCCTTGGCCAGCGAGCAGCGAGAAGCTTGCAACGCCGGACTTCGCAAAACGAAGCGATGTCGCTCCTCCGGCCTTTGCGATGATAAAAAACAACGAGTCGAAAACGTAGGATCCGACACTTAGATCGACCGAAGGGTGGACCGAAGCTGGAATATTGTTGAGAAAGTCAGTCGCATAAGTGTACGTGAGCGACGAACCGGCAGCGACGACAATCGTGATCTCCAGCGTCACCTGGTTGCCCGTGCGCTGATAACGACAAGAGAACGTAACGGTGCCGACCACGCCCGTGCCGTTGTAGACCGGCGTGAAGGTGCCCTCGTCGTAAGCGTCGAGCGTGTTCGGATCGATGTTGATCGGCGTCGCCGGGAGCTTGATTCCCTGCCCCGTGCCGCTGGCGATGAAGCTCGTGCCGTTCGTCGCAAGCTGTACGTTGCCCGTCGGCGAGATGTAGAGTCGATCGCCGACGATGCCGCTTGCGCACGTCGAAAGCGTGATGGAGCTCGAGCGACCCGCCGCCCAGTTCGATTGCGCGTCGAACTGGATGCGCCCGGCCTCGAAGAAGCCCGTGCCGTCGTGCGCGCGCGAGATGAAGGCGCCGAGGTCGTCGCCGGAGACGACCGCCGCGGGGGTGAGCAGCGTTCCGCGCGCGATGTTGGAGCGGAAGCCTGCGGTGCCCGTCGTGCCGTCGGTGTAGTTTGACGCCTCAAAAAGCGCCGTGCGGGGCGCCGTGCTCGCCGCGTTGCAGACGGACATCGCCGTGTCTGCGTCAGACTGGAAATTGAACTGGTTGCCGTACACCACAAACTTCTGCCCGGGGATGGGAGCGCCGCCGATCGAGACCTCGGTGCCGTTGTCGCGCACGATCGAGTTGGCGAGCGTCGTTGGCGCCGTCCACTTCGGGAGGAAGTTCACCGTGCCCGAACCGACGCTCGACGGCTTCTCGGTGGTGTACCAAGCGACGGAAAGCACGTCGTAGCGCAGCGTCAGCGAGGCGCCGGCCTGAATGCCCGTCGGGGCGCCGTTTACCGCCGTCGCGCCGTTGAGCGTGAACGTGAGCGCGGTGACCTCCTGCGAGGTGAAGAGGACGACCTCTTGACCGTCTGCCGCGCTCGCCGCGGGCGGAAGGACGATCGTGCCCGTGGCCATCGTGCCCGTAGGCGTCAGCAGCACGAAGAGCGAGTTCGCGCCGGTCGGCAGCGTGAGCGTGAAGCCCGAGAGCGTCGGCGACGCGGTGACGCGCTCAAAGGCCGGGGACATCCACGCCTGCTCGATGTACGTGAGCAGCGTCGAGATCGACGCCTTGCGCGCGTCGCCGTTGCTTGCAGAGTACACGGGGATTTGATCGGACCCCGAGAGCTGGTTGAGTTGCGCGAGCTGGTTGATCGTTGGCATGGCGGTCCTGTTGCTTCAGTCGTAGTCGATCGGGGCGTCGTTGCCCGCGAGGAGCGGATCGACGGGATGCGGAAGGAACGGGTCGCCCTGCCACGTCCACGGCTTGTTACCAGCGCCGGCGGGCATCGTGCGCGGGAACTGCTGCTCCTGCGGCATCGCGGCGCGCACCAAGATCGTGTTGTACGCCTCGCGCGCGGTCGCCATCGTCGCGGGCAGGACTTGCTTGCCGTAGCTCGGGGCGATGCGGCACGCGAGGTTCGTGACGATCGCCTCGTTCGCGCGGTCGGGCACGCCGGTCTGCGAGTCGAGGTCGCTCTGCTGAGGCGAGAGCGGAAGCGGGTACCCGAGGCGAATCCCGCGCTCGTTCCATTCGGCCATCATGCCGTCGAGACGACGCAGCGCCGTCTGGAGGTCCTGCGGCGTCGAGTTAAAGACGTAGTCGGCGAGGCCGATCTCGGTCAGCGCCGCCTCGATGTACTGCCGCTTCGTGTAGCCCATGGATTAGCCCTCCGGCGGCGCGTTCACGTTCGCAAGCAAAGACTCGATGCGCTCTGCAAGCGTCTTGTCGCTCCAACGCTTGTCGACCTTGATGCCGAGCTCCGCAGCCTTCGCTTCGAGCTCCGCGCGCGTCGGCGGGGCGTCGTCGTCGCTCACGTCGAGCGCGGGAGCATCGATCGCGGGCGCGTCAGCAGCGGCGACGGGCACGGGAGGCTTCGCGTCTGCTGACTTCGCCCCAAGTGCGTCGGCCTTGCTCGTGCACCAGCCTTCGGCGACGCGCTTGGCGACGAGGTGCGGGGCCTCGTTGCGATACTCGAGGCCGTGCTTGGTCTTGCGGTAGACGAGGGGCATTTCACATGCCCTTCTTCGCGTAAGCCTTCGTCGGCTTGCCCGCCTTCTTCGCAGCGGTGCGCGCCGTCGAAAGCGCGATCGCGACGGCCTGCTTCTGCGGCTTCCCGGCCTTCATCTCCGTCTTGATGTTCTTCGAGACGGAGCCCTTCGAGTATCCTTTGACGAGCGGCATGGCGTGCACGGTAGCACGCGCAAGACAAAAAAGAAGGAGCGACCGAAGCCGCTCCTCCTTTCTCGAATCAGTGGCGAATCACTGGTCGAAGAGCAGGATGCCCGCCATCTCCGGGTTCAGCAGCGCCGTGCCGAAGAGCACGTCGACGCGGTACTCGGTGAGGCTCGAGAGCAGGTTGAACTGCTTCTGCATCACGACCTCGATGCCCTGGTCCGTGCTGGCGCGCATGACCGCGACACCGGCGTTCTCGGGGATCGCGAGGCGACCGGGGAGGAGCTCGATCGCCGACTTGTGCCAGAAGCAGTTAATGTCAGCGGTCGTGGTGTTCAGGAAGGTGATCTGCGCAGCCGCGAGGCCGACGCCAGCGCGCTCGCAGTTCTTGTACTGAAGCTCGGCCTCGGTCGGCGCGTTGTCGGCGCTGATGATCGGCGGGGTGATGACGATCGTGTTGCCGACGGGAGCGCCTACGACGCGGAAGGTCTTCGGCTGGCCGGTCGGGCGCTTCGTGATGAGATGCACCGCCTCGATGCCCTCGATGGTGAACGAGTCGCCGTCGTTGAAAAGGGCGCCGTTGTTCACGGTGACCGTCTGGAAGCGGTTGTCGACGTTCATCGTGCCCGCAACGCTGACCGTGGTCGCGCGCGGAACGAAGTTCGCCTGCGCGCCGTTGGTCGCGATGGTCGCGGCGCCGGGGATCTGCGTGTTGCCGGTCTGACGAAGCGCGTAGTCCTGCTTGTACGTCTCGAACGACGAGACCATGCCGACGAACGCGCGCTCGAACGCCTTGTCGGAGCGGTTGTTCGCGCCGAAAGAGCGCGTCGTGCCGACGACGTTGCCCGCGAGGCCGTTGTAGCTGCGCGAGGAGAGCGAGAGGTAGCGCATGTCACCAGGCACGCCGGTCTCGTTCATGAGCGTATCGCAGAGCGCGATGTCATCGAACGAGCCCGCCGGGGTGCCCGTCGTGACGACGAGCGAGCCGAGAGCGGTCGCCGTCTGCATCACCGCGACGTTGATGTCGGAGGCAAGCTTCTGGTTCGCGCCAGACGCGAGACGGCCTTCCTGAAGCGCGTCGCGAAGTTCGACGGAGTTCATGCCCCACGCGACGGTTTTGAGGTTCGTGATGCTCGCCGGGACGGTGAGCTGCGTCTTGTCCGAGATGGTGATCGGCGTGCCCGGCGTGGTCGTCGCCGAGGTCATGATGTACGGCTGCGGGCGCCACACGGTACCGTAGTTCGGCGAGACACCCGGCGGGAAGATCGTCGTGCGGGCTGCGTCGGTCTGGTTGTAGTTGTAGACCGAGACGTTGCGGCTCATGACGAGCGCGTCGTTGAAACCCTCGAGGAGCTGCTCGAAGGCGACCTTCTCTTCCTTGGAAAATGCGTTGGCCATTGTCGTATTCCTTAAACGTTACTTCGTCTGCGCTTGTGCCTTCAACTTCGCCTTGTAGGCGATGACCTTCGTAAGATCTCCGGTCTTGTCGGCCTCTTCGCGCAGGCGTTCGAGTACTTGATCATGAGAACCGCCCGCGAGGCGAGTCGTCGACTTGACGATGACTTCGGGAGCGGCGGCGGGTTTGCGTGGGTTGACCTTCAACTGAGTCTCCAGCCTGGCGACCGCGAAGGCGAACCTCACGGGGTCTGCGATGGCCGCAAGCTCCTTGAGCTTTGCGGGGTCTTTGCCGATGGCGTAGGTAACGAGTGCAGGGTTTTCCGCGCCGCTGACGATGATGCCTTGCTGCGTGACGTTAAGCGACTCGGTGACGCTTGATTCGGCGTCCTCGTAGTCGCGCACGCGGAGGGAGGCTTTCGCCTTCCCGTAGGCGTCGAGGCGTGCCTGCCATGCCTGCTTCTGCTGCTCTTCGGATTGCTTCTGCTTCGCGGCGTGCTCGTCAGCCTGCCGCTTGCGTTCGAACCAACTCGCGAGCGCTGCTTCGAACTTCTCGGCGTCGTAGTCGTGATCCTCGAGCTTGGGTTTCGCGCCGACCGCAGGCGGCTGGTTCTCGACCTGCTGCGGCGTCTGCACCTTCGCTCGAAGCTCGCGCACCTCGCGCTGAAGCTCCCTCTCTCGTCGCCGAAGCTCGCGCACCCACGCAGGGGCGGATTGCTTCGGTTCCTCGGCCTGCGCCGGCTTGTCGCCGATGCTGACCTCGACCTCATCGTCGATCGCGTCTTCGTCTGCCGCTGCGGCCTCCGGCGTAGTCTCGTCGGCCTGCGGTGCCTCGGGCGTCTCGCCCTCTGGCGTCTCGATCGCGGTCGTCTCTTCGGTCGTTCCTTCGGTGTCTTCCATCGTGCCCTCTTGCTCGGCGATAGGCTCGCCGGGTGCCTTACGACTGCGTCGGCGGTTGCGCGGAAGTGGCTCGCGCTATCGCTTCGGCGGTCTTGATAGCCTGATCCTGTGCGGAAATGTTGACAGACGCAAGGGTCTTGACCGTTTCGGCCTTCGTCTTCTCGCTGTTGGCGAGCGCGAGCGCCGTGTCAGCCTGAGCCTTCATCGCCTTCGCTTGCGCTTCTTGCGCGGCGGCTTGCAGGTAGAGCGCCTGCGGGTCCGGCTGCGCGTTTGCGGCGGCTGCGGCCATCTGCTGCGCCTCTTCCTCGGTCGGCTGAATCGCGCCCATCTGCACGAGCTTCTTCCTGAAGAAGGAGCGCACGTCGGAGATGCCCTCGCCCTCGATGTTCATCATCGCGATGGATTCGAGGACGGCCTTCGTCTGCGGGTCGGAGGCCACCGCGATAAGCGGCGTGAGCGCGCGCACCATCGCCGTGCGCTTGCTCTGCGAGCTTGGGCCGACCTCGACGGACACGTCGAAGCGTGCGCGAGAGAGGTCGTTCGCCATCTCGACGGCGCCAGTCTCGCCGATGGTCGGCTTCACGAGCTCGACGGCGGACGCGCCGCCTTCGGCGTCGACGGTCTTCATCGTGCGGCCCTCTTCGACATAGACTTCGCGCGCCATGCCGAGCCACACCTCGCCGCAACGCTTCATGGCTTTGGCGAAGTTGGAGACGTAGATGAACGTCTGCATGTCGAGCCGCTGCTGCACGGCGGCGACCGTCTCCGCTGCGACGTTCGCGCGCACCTGCTCGCCGGCTTCGGCGTTGCCGAGCACGTCGCGCATGTCCTGCTCGGCGATCTGAATCAGCGCGGCGAGAGCAGGCGGAACCTGCGGCGGCTTCGTGTAGCCGAGCGGACCCGCTGGGGCCGACGAGCCGTCGGGGTTCGTCAAGCGGTTCAAGAGCAGGTACGGGAAGTTGCGCAGGTTGTCCTGCTCCCACATCCACTGGTGGCCCGCGACCTGCTCGGGATCGAAAAGCGGCTTCTCGACGGACGAGAGCGCGGAGATCTCGGCGAGCTTGCTGCGCTGCATGTTCGCGATGCGCTGCGCGTCTTTCGCGAGGCGGACGTGCCCCATGCACCGCTCGATGTTGTCGACGAACCAGCGCTTGCCGTACGTGACGATGATCGGAATGTTCGGGCCTGCGATGAGGCCGAAGTCTTCGAGCACGCGACCGCCGGATAGCAGGTACTTGTGCACGCGGCGCGTCTTGCGACGCTTCGACGGCATCTCCGTCGCGCCGGTGCTCATGAGCATCTGTTCGAGCGTCTCGTCTTCGTCGAAGTCGGCGCGCGTGTACGTCTGCTCGGAGCCGTCGAGCAGGCGGAAGGCGCGCAGCGTCTCCGTGCGCTCCTCGACGCGGTAGTATTCCGCGATGTACACCACGTCAGGCGAGCACCAGTCGAAGTAGGTCTCGTAAATCTGCTTCGGCCAGCTCGACGGGTTGTCCTCGAACTGCGCCTCGTACTCCTCGGGCGTCATCGACGAGACGACGAAGCAGTATCGCGCATCCGACTTGTCCTGTCGCTTCGCATCAAGGTCGAAGTAGACCGACGTGTCAGCGTCGAAGATAGGCTCGATGCGGATGCGCTGCTTCTCGTTCTCCGGGTCGAGCTCGTCTTCGAGCACGGTGCGAAGGCGCCAGGCTCCCATCCCGCCGCCGACGGCTTCCTCAAAGGCGTTGTCGTACGCCTCGTCGGCGACGCTGTCCTGCTCGTCGGCGCGGTAGAGCCCATCGCAGAGGTCGGCGAGCTTGTCGGCCTCGCGGCCGTCCTTCGGGACGTAGTCGACCGTGATGCGGTTCGCGCGGTACTCGTTGATGATGCGCATGACCGAGAGCGCGACCTTGTTGACTTCGAGCCGCGGGCGGTTCTCGAACTGGCGTTGCAGCGGGCCTTCCCACTGCGCGCCTGCGATGCTGTA